GTATAGAATTCAGCACCTGTCTCTTGACGGATATTTTCTGCCATTTCACGAATAGCAGAAGCATATTGACGAGTACTGGAAGTGTTATAACCACGACCAAATACCACGTTGTCTTGTTTAGATTCACCTACAACTGGCATAATCTTTCTCCTTTCGAGATTATAAATTTATTTTTTGTATTTTGATTATATTAGGTATCTATAGGGACACCAAAATATTTACTATATTGTTATACTGCACAAGAGTATACAGTTTACTTTTTCATAGGTTCTTTAGGAGCTAAAGTACTCATTAATTCATTCAATCTATCTAGAACCCAAAGACAATAATAGAAGTCTGATTTGTTTTCAATATAAGATTTAGTATTAAATGTCTTAGTAATATAGTAAGAGATCATATCAGATAGCTTATCTAGAGATTTAGATACCTTAGTGATAACTTTCATATTATCAGAGTTCTTCTTAACGTAATCTACTTTCTCTTTGAAAGCTAAGGTTACATTATAAAGCTCAATAAATCTATCTTTCAATTCTTTAGTACGGATAGCTTTTTGTTCATCAGAAAGGTCTTCAAAGATTTCATTTTCAATACCTTCAATTTCTCCTTCAGAACCACCATCACTAGAATCTCCAGAGTCACCGCCATCAGATCCATCTTCAGAGTCTCCAGCGTCAGGTGTATCATCACCACCATCACCGCCGTCTCCTCCATCACTTAGATCGTCAGGTTCCATATCCCCATCATCACCACCAGCATCAGAGCCACCATCGTCTCCTCCACTTAAGTCATCAGGTTCCATATCACCATCATCGTTACCTGCATCTGGAGTATCATCTCCTCCATCATCAGGTTCATCCATATCAGGTTCTTCTGGTTGTCCATCATCACCATCATCTGGAGCTCCATCTTCTAAATCTTCTGGAGCATCATCAGGATTATCATCACCACCAGCTAATGGATCGTCTCCACCTGCATCTGGAGTATCATCTCCTCCATCATCAGGTGCATCCATATCAGGTTCTTCAGGTTGATCTTCAGGATCGTCTCCTGGTTCATCATCAGCTGGATCATCACCACCACTTAGATCTTCAGGATCTTCATCAGTGCCATCACCATCCGCATCAGGATCTCCAGCTCCTAAATCTTCTGGAGCATCATCTGCGTTATCATCATTAGATTGGAGAGGATCTCCCCCATCTCCTGCTGGAGGTGGAGGTGTTTCTTCTTTTTTATCATCAGACTTCTTATCGTCTTCTTTTTTGTCCTCTTTCTTATCTTCTTTTTTATTTTTATCGTCATCTGCTTCCATGTAGACGACTTGCTCTTTGAGCTCTGCTAGGAAATCATTAAGACTCATTATATATCTCCTTATTAATCATCATCTCTACCTTTACTAGGTAGGGCTTCACCATGTTTAAATGCCATATTATACATGAGTCTAGCTTTTTGACTTTCAAGTTTCTTCTTAATCTTAAGAAGTTCTCTTTGTTTTTCTAGACTACCATCATCTTCAGCTTTCTTTAGATAACGATTAGTCATTTCTAATTCTAATTCAATTTCTTCTAAGACTTTACGACGTTCTTTAGATTGAGTATCCATAGATAGTCCAAGATAACCTAAGACTACAATTACAGAAATTGCTGGATTGATTAGGTAGCCTACACCAGCAGCAATAGCTAGTTTAACAATACGACTTGCTTTAGGTAAGATCTTACCAGCAATAACTGCTTCCCTATTTTCAGATTCTAAGTCTTTAGTATTAATTACACCCTTAAGTTGATCCATTTGAGCATCGAATTGTCTACTTACATTAGAGATATCAGAAGATACATCACTAATTTTAGCTTTAACTTTTTCAGATGCCATAGAAATAGTATTGATGATATTCATTTCTTTTAAAGTAGTAGGATAGTGAGTGAAATCATATAATAGATTAGCACAAGCTTCTTGTACTTTAGTTTGAATAATAGCTTCATCTAAAGAACCATCACTATATTCTTCTGGTTCAGATTCATTAAGCTTTTCAATATTATCTTTAATACAATCAATCTTTTGATAATCTTTAAGATCCTTATGACGTTTACGTCTAGCAGTCTTAAGTTTTTCTTTTAGGATATGATCAAACTTACTGTGAGGAATAATAGATGCTTCCATATTAGCTAATTGAGTTATACCATCTATATCATCTAAAGAGTATCTATCAAATGATTCACTGATAAGAGATGGAATATCTTTCTCAGATAAAGATCTCATAGATTCAAATAAGATATCTAGTTTAGTTGGTAGAGTATATAGATTACTTTCTTCAATAGATTCATCAATATTATCTATTAAGAGTCTCATTCTTTCTACAACATCTTTATCAATCTTATTAGCATACTTTTCATATGTAGTAAGTAAAGACTTAATCAATAAAGGTTTTATCTTTAAAGTACAGCAAGAAAGTAATGCTTCATTGATTTTAACTAATGTAATATAATATTGAGTAGTATCACTATTGATCATACTCAAAGCATCGAAGATCATATCCATATTATTGATATAAGTTTCGATACCTACTTCATTTGGAAGTACTTCAATAAGTTTAACAAAGTTATCATGAGTTGGATCGAATTTGAATTTAGCAATGTATGCTTCCATCTTACCATCTCTAAAATCAATAACTTCATCAAGATCCATATCTTTAGGTTTATTAACTTTATCTACTATCTTAGCAATATCACTAGAACCAAATGGATTATAGTTAGCCATATCAGTTAGAGTAGATTCTAATGCTTCAGCATATTTGAATTTATCTTCAGCATTAACCAAGAAGTAATCAGCTGCTGCTTCCATAATACCAATAGTATCATATGGACAAGCATTCTTACTTAAGACAAAAAGATAGTTTTCTGTAGCTACTTTGAACTTACTAATGGCTGGCATATCATAAGTATCAATTAGCTTACAGATTGTTGTAGTTTCTTTGACTGCATCTTTTTTAGTTAATACGTTTTCGATTACAATCTTATCGAAATCAAAACGTCTACTGATCTTATCATAGTTTTTAATAATACGATCATAAGTTACATTCTCACATGCTACTTTATACATCATATTTAAAGTTTCTTGTTGAGCAGCTTGTCCTTCTCCTCCCTCAGAACCACCAGCTGATGGAACTAAAGAAGCAATATTACCAGCAGCTTTCTTAAGTTGATCTTTAACATCGCTATGGATTTTTTCAACAGCATTAGCTACTTTGTTTTTAACTCTACCTTTATGGAGAGCCATCTTACGTTGAAGATAATTTTTGAATTGATTTGCATCACGTACTTTAGTAATTGACTCTAATACTTTCTGACGATGCTTGTTGACTACTACTGGATCATTATCTTTATATAATTCCAATAATAAGTCTACAGATTTCATGATCGCAGTATCAATATTAGAATCTAACTCTAATATGTGTTTAAATACAGTATCAGCTTGAGTCATATTATGATTCTCTGATACGATACTATATAGACCGGCATAATCATCCGAAGTCTTACGTATCTTATTCAATTCGAGTTGCCGTTTTCTAATATTCGTAATCATTTACGCATTTCTCCTTTTGTCTAAGACTTATGTTTATTATTAATAAGTTCAAATATTAAACATTATATTCAGCTAAAACTGGGGTTGATTAACATAAATGTAATACTATATTATTTAATCTTGGAGGGTAAAATGAATATTCCATTTATTATACATGAAGCTCCAATGACGGTTGGTGAATCTAGACTTGTTGAAAGTATCAACAACAAACCTGTTGCTGAAGGTATCCTTCAGGATGGTGATACAATTAATCGTAACCGCCGTTGTTATGCAACATCTGATCTTAAAGCTCAAATTGCGTGTGAGCGTACACAAGAACTTATCCGTACTGGTAATATGAAAGGTGAACAAGGTCATCCTATGAGTGACAAAGTTGAACGCCAATCTACAATTGACCCTAGTATGGTAGTAGTTAAATATCTTGATATCAAAGTTGATGGTAACCTAGTTCTTGGTCGTTATACTGGTACAAATAACCAAGCTGGTCGTGACTTCAATGAAGATCTTTTAGATGGTGAAAAACCAAGCTTTAGTCTTCGTGCATTAGGTGCATTAGAAAACGTTGGTGGTAAAAACTATGTAAAGAACTTAAAGATTATTACATGGGATCGTGTAATCTATCCTTCACATAAACGTGCATACACTACAGGTTTAATTAAAGAATCTGCTAGTATGGAAGACAACAATGAAGTTGTAGTTCAAGAAGGTTATGAAGGTCGTATTATTCCTATCAATAATCCAGCAGTAATCAGCTATATTCAATCTGAGTCTGCAAATGTAGATTTAATCTCTGATGTAATGGAATTTAGTAAACGTGGTATGACTGTATTAGAAAACGGTGATGTACGTTTATTCGATGAAAGTGGTGCATCTTTGATTATGTCTCCTGAAAAATACATCAAAGATGAAATCATGGAATGGGCTAAAAACCAATATTAAGAAAAAAAATAAAACAACCCAAGGAGTCTAAGCTCCTTGGGTAATTTTTATTACTAATTTAGAATTACCGTATTCTAAATACTCAACTATATATTGTTTATCATTTAATAGACGTTCACCTAGATCATTAAGATTTCTAGAATTAATATAGGATCTGTTTTCACATACCATAAAACTATAATGAGTCTTTAGTCTATCAATATATTGAATCTCAATATTATTATTGCTAAACTCTCTAAACTTTTTACCTAGCATATATTCTAGTTTAGCCATAGCTATAGCTATTGGATATTTAGGAGTATATATAATATCAGTTAAATTAGTTAGTCTAGCTTGATATACTTCTGGTATTACAACTAATCCAAGAGATCTAATATATTGGATATTATCTAATATCCATTGACAAGATTGTTTAACACATTTGAGTTCAACTTCTTCTCTATAACCATTATTGAACTTAATATACTTATAGTCAATCAATTGGTCTACATGAGTTAATTCATGGATAATAATTTCCAATGCTAAGTTTCTAATTTGGTCTGTATCAATAAATCCTTGTCGTTCTACAGTATCAGCAAAAGCTTCTAAGCTTACATAAATACAACCATATGGTGTAGTTCTAGCTATATTAGTTTTAGTGTCTAAATATCCAGATACAAAGTTTAATCTTGTATAAGGATCTAATGTATTTACCTTTCCATTAAACGTATCATATACGAATGTGAGTGTTTGTTGAGCTAATTCTATTACGTCAAATCTGTTCATATCTTTCCTCCTCAACATAATAATATATCAATAAAATGTACTTTTTAAAAAGGAGTCTGAAATTATGTTTAATAGAATGACAGACGTTGTAAATAAAATAGAGAGACGTTTAGGTACAGCTCCTTTGAACTTACCTGAAGAACTCCAAAAAGAACACTGGGCTGATAAAGTAATCAAACCAGATACATTAACTACATTTAGTCGTTTCTTTCCTCATATGGTTAAAGTACAACTTAAACCAGAAGATAAGAAAGATGGTTATTATTTATTAGATCGTCAAATACCAGATAACTATGAGATTCTTGGTGTTAAAGATATCTTATGGTCTGATACTAATAATGAAACTGCTGGTCTACAACAGTATTCTGGATATGGTATCTATAATGTATTAGCAAGATCTATGGATACTGATAGTATTATGCTTGCTCAAAACTATGCTGACGTAAGCTCATTATTTAATAACGGTATCTATCTAGATTTTATTCCACCTAATATGGTTAAACTTGAAATGGCTGTAGGTGGTAATACAGATAACTTATTATCTAATGTATATATTGGTGTATTTGTTAAGCATCCAGAAAACTTAATGACTATTGAACCGACTAAGATGGAGACATTTGAACAGTTGGCTCAAGCTGATGTGGCTACATTCTTATTTGAATATCTCAAACACTATGATGGTATTGAAACCGTATATGCTAATATTGACTTGAAGTTATCTTCATTAGAATCTCAAGCTCAACGACGTCAAGAGATTATTGAGTTTTTAAGAGATAACTATGTTAACCCAGCTAATACTAACCAACCAATTATGTATACAGTATAAAAAAAATAAGAGAAGGAGTTTTAAACTCCTTCTCTATCTTTTATTGTCTTAATATAAATAAACTATTAAGAAGTATATCTTCATAGTCTTCATTAGTTATTTGATGCTCAATAGTAGTTGATCCATCTGGATTAATTCTATATGAAGTATAGCTAATATTAGATTGTCTTATTAACTCTCTAGCTCTTTTAATATCCATACTATCACCTCAACATATTCTGTCTATTGCTACCGAGAAGTGGAGTTATTGCCATATATCTAGCCATTGCTCCAGCATGTAATACAGGATTATATGTCATAAGGAATCTTCTGAATCCTTTAAGACGAGACACTGGTACATCAAAAGTTAGATCATTATTGAATCTAAATCTCATTGCCTCTGTAAGAGTACCACGATTATCATCAACTAAGACAAATGGAATTAAATCCACTTTATTATTCCATCTATCTTCTAAATGAAGATATCTTACTTTAAGACTATCACATTTAATATCTAATAAATCTCCTGTAGTAGAATATAATCTCTTAAATGGAGACATCTTATTCTCAGGATCACAGATATTTATCGCTTCTTCTATAACTGTACATAAATCATCATAGTTATCCCAGTCTATTACAATACCAATCTTCTCTCCTCTAGGAGATAATCTCATTTGGTATTTATATCTTAAATTAGTTGTAAGTTTATTAGCTCCTACAACGTATTCACTATGAAAGTTTTCTTTAATCTCAGTATTAATCTTCTTATGTATAGTATTAAAAGTAACCTCCAGTTTAAATGTAAGATAGTAGTTTAGTTCAAAGATTTGTTCGACTACTTTATTATAATTTTCAAAGTTAGCCAATATATTCACCCCAATCTATTAGTGATTTGTAACGGCTATCTTAAAAAAATAAAACCCCTAGGAGAATGAACTCCTAGGGGAATTGTATTATTTCTTTGCAGAACTGATCAAATGATGATCTAGATCGATCTTGTTTAGATCTGGATAGATGTCAGCATAATATTTAGTTTTACCATCGATCACTGTGGATAGACGGATTACTAAATCTTTTTCACGTCCTTGATGACGAATCAATTCATAACGTAAACGTTTATTTGGATTACATTCTGGATTAAATTCGGATACGAATTGTGCGAATGCTGCAGCTGCGTTTTGATCACTCATTTTATAATTCAATAAACGAACTGCACGGACAACTTTATCCGTATTAGATTCTTTAATTTTAATGAAAGAATCATAATCTACATAGTTTCCTAAGATGTGTTCAGTCTTAGGGAATAATACGTTAACCTTTGTTTCACCTTCAGGTGGTACAGAATTTACTTCAGTTTTAACTTCTTCTTTTGGTTTATTAACCATTTGAGAGAAATTAACTGCAATAGATGTATCTTTGTTTTGTAAAGGTTGTTGGATTGCTTCTTCTGCAGCATCGATAATATCTACAGTTTCAGAACCAATTTCTTCTACTGGTGGAATATCCTTTTCTTCTGTTTTAGGTTTTTTACCATAGAGTACGAAATTCATAAGATCTTCTAAACTTTTAGCAGCTCTTTCATTAATTTCTTGTAAGTTTGTAGTTTCCATAATATGTTTTCTCCTTTGCTTTAAATAACACTATGGAATAAAATAAATAGGTGATAGATCATCAAGATCTATCACCTTAATAATATATGGTTATTTATATATTTAGTATGCAAAATATACAGTATTATTTTCCAATATATTATACATTAGGATATTATTTCTATACTTTTTGAATAAGCATTTGTTATATATTTTTATCTTACTAAAGTATACACTACATGGATAATCTATAAATCTACATACTAATTTACCTTCACGGAATACATTATTTTTGATATATAAGATATTATCTTCTTTATGATAAGAAGTATATACCTCCACTTCTTGATTATAGTTAGTTTTAGATAATTTTATATTAGTACCATCTTTAGTATTACCACTAATATATATTAGTTAAATGTGATTCACCGAATAATTTACCTAATTTTTGAATTTGTTTAAATCTGTATTTAATAGTATTCATATTATAATCTCTCCAAACTTTTACTTAAATTACGAATATATTTATTGACATTCGCTAAAGCATCAGCCATAGATCTTAAGAAGAAATATATTGGTTGCTTTCTTCTAAATAATCTAATTGCTCTTTGCCTCATTCGTCTTCGCTTGTTCATATAGAATCTCTTTCATTCTATTAGAAATATATTCTTTATCTTCTTCTGATAAAGTATTATAAATAAATCTTATAAAACAATCATAATTTTTTGCAAGAATCCTACATTTCTGACGAGTGCGGTTATTTCTATTCATTTTCCTCACCTAATAAAGATGACACTTTAGTGTCTTTTAATAACTCTTCTGGAAGATTAATACCAATCAACTTAAGTTTTTCTAATGATTCAGTATTCATTGCTTCTGATTTTTCTAACGTATGTAAACACGTATCGTTATTAGCTTTAGCTTTATTTCTTGGTCTATTATTCATTGTCTTCTTCTCCTTCAGTAATAACTGATAGTGTATGAATATTATAAATATAAACAAGAGCATTATTCATCTTTATAATTTCAGTACAAAATTCTAGAAATGGTTTTCTAAAACATTCCATTTTAGAATTATAACAAGCTAATCTTATTAGATCAGGTAAAGTTGTATTAGCTATAAGATTTTCATTAAGTTGCTTAATTCTATCAGTGAATGTTTTAGTTATAACTATACCTTCATCGGTGATGATGCTATTAGTATATAACTTAAATGCTTTAATAAGATTCCTATATCTACCATTCTTTTTATATAGATAGGTATCTTTTATAAGTAAATCTTTAGATTCCATAATTTACTCGCAATGTCTTAAAGATATAATAGTTGTAATAATACTTCCACTTCTCTTATCTCTATATGAGAATGTGCATCTTGGGCAATCAGTATATTTATGACCATTTCTACGAATATTATTAATCATAATACCTAAAGCCTTTTTATAATTTTTATATCTATCGTTCATCTTTATACCCATCCTTAGAATAATCTATAACTGCATATCCAGCATCATATTGCTTCTTAACAGATTCCCTAATCTTAAATAAGTCATCAGCTTTCTCCTGTAAAGCATTAAGACTAATCTTAATTTCTCTACACTCAGTAGCATATTTACTAAAGATAGGTTTCTTAGCATTATAAAATCTGGATATTGATCTAAACCCATCATCTACTACTTCAATACATTCAGTATTAGGATTACGAGTTCGACCTAAAGTTTGTTTAGCTAATATCTCTGACTTAAATGGTTCAGCCAAGATAATAGTAGCTTTTAAATCTCTGATGTCTAATGCGGCACCAGCAGATTTAGTTGTTGAAAGTATAATAGTCTTACTAAGTTGCTCTTGTTTAATTTCTTTAGGAATAACTGAAGTATAAACACCGATATCATCTTTGAATTCAGGATAATTATCCTCAATCCAAGCTTTAACGATATCTATAGCTGATATAGTACCAATATATACAAGTACTTTACCGCCTATCTTCATAATCTTATCCATAACTATATACATCATATCATAGAATTGATTATTACAAACTATATAATTTGTATAAGCATTTCTATTTAATCCATATACATTATTAGAGCATTCACTTATCTCTTGTGGAGTTGGTCTACTATTAAATCTTAATGCAAGATATGACGTGTGAGGATCTGTATCTTCATCGAATAGATTTATACTAGGAATATTTCTAAAGTATAGTCTATATATAAAGTTTTCTGTCTCATCAGATCTACCAGGTGTTGCAGTAAGATATAATGTCTTCTTAGTATTAGTATAAAAGTCAATCATACAAATATTATCAAAATTTAGATGTGCTTCATCATATACTTTTAGATATACTTGTAGTTTCTTGAATAGTTCGCTAATCTTATCCCATCCATTATTAGTACCGAAGTTTTGTAATGTAGAATGAGTAACTAAGAATACTTTATATTTAGATACATCAGTAATACCATTAAGAATCTTATGAATACCAACTGATCCATTGATTACTAATACTTCTCTATTTTGATCTAGATCAGTATATTCACCAATACAATTTCTCCATTGATCTAACCAACCTGTAGTAGATGCAATAACTATAGTTCTAGCTCTCCAATACATTAGAGATGCTATAGTTACATATGTCTTACCTTTACCAGTTGGTAGATTGATTGATAGTTGTCCACTATTTTGATTAGAGTAATATTGCCCTTTTCCTAAGATGAAGTGTAAAGCTTCTTGCTGTACATCATCTCTAGGAAGATACCTAATCTTTATAGGTGGAGTTTCAAAGTAAGGATCACTATTATAATCTCGTACAGGTTCTTCATTATCAAAGAACTTCTTAACGAAATATAAATCTAATCCTCTAGGGAGATAGAGAAGTCTATTAACTTCATCATATGACATCCCTTTATAACTTCTAGTGAAAGTAATTCTATCAAATATAGTAAAATAAGATTCCAGTCTAGGAGCATCTCCTAGACTGTAATCAGTAATTACTATAGATGAATTACGTAAGATTATCTTATTCATCTTCTTCACTCATATTATCATCTTTTAGATATTCATTAATAGATTGCATTAATACACGAGTATAAATACGTGCAATTCTTATATTAGCAAATATATTAATATCATCATCAAAGATAGTATATTTACCAAAATAGCCTTTATTGATTATATTATCTAAAGTTTTCTCTAATGTAGTAAGATCTTTCATAAAATCAGATAGTTTATAATTACTATCAATCTTAATAGGTCTATACCCATTATTGAAAATATCATTAAACAAATAACACGTAGTATGGCACCAAGATATATGTGTATCATCATTTGTAATATGAAGTTCATATGTAAACTCTTTAGGATCAATAAGAGATTTATTTGTTTGGAAGATATGATTCTTCTTAAGTTTATTTTTTATACGAGTAATCGCATTACACATTTTCGTATGCGTAATTTTAATATTCTCTATCTGACTATTCATATCAAATTTCCTCATTCACCAATGCATCAGTAAGCTTACGTTCATTCTTAATATCTTTATTAGTTAAGCTTGGCTGATTCATAAATAATTGTGGCTGTTCTTGGAAGAAGTAATCTATAGTAGACGGAGCTGTCTTATTATAAGAAGAAGGATTCTTCAAGATACTAGCCAAGTTTTGGAAGTCTAATGTCTTAGTAATAGAAGGATTTTCATATAATGCCTTAGTAAGTGGAAGTAATACGTAAGGTTCATTTACGTTATTCCAATTAGGTTTATCAAAGATATTATATGCACTTCTAATTTGATTAGACAAGATTGTTTCAGTATGAATAGTATGCTTAGACATACCACCATTTAATAATGCTCTCATAAACTCTTGTGCTAAATCATCTTTAGTAAACGATGTAGTTACAGCCGCTTTATCTAAGATATCTTTAATACGGTTAAGAGTCTTAGAGAACTCATTATTTACTATAGGAGTATAGAAAATAGTTTGATCATCTTCTTTAGCCAATACTGCTAATGGGATATTGATTTCACCTTCATCAGTTTGATAGCGTTTCATATTAGTCAATCTAACTAATGCTTCAGAAAGGTAGAATTTATCAATCTTATCAATTTCGATTGGATATTCTTCTTTATGATCAATGATAGCAAACTTATTCACATAATCATTATAGTCAAGAACTGTATTAGTTGTATCATCAACATCATCTTCATTATCTTTAAAGATCTCATCTATATGGAATCTTAGATAGATATCATTATAGTTTCGATCTTCAATTAACGAGATAGTTTCTGCAGAACGAACAAAGTTCTCTACAAACTTAATTGGTAATTCAATATCAGGAATATCTGTTACCAATACGTGTTTAGCTGATAATTGTAGCTGTGTAGTACTAGCCGTAATATCTTCAGATGGATATTTACCTACATCGATATCTCTATTGATGAAGTATAGATCCCCATAGCAATATCTACAAATCCCATGACCTTCAGAATGAGACTGACAGGTAATAGGACTTCTAGTATAAATAGTTTTACCAATCAATTGAGTATCAGATTCCTTAATAGGACCCATGTCAAAATCATTTAATTGGTCAAATCTATAATACTTACCAACTAATAAGCTAAGTTCTTTAGCATCCCTAACATCATATCTAATGAAGTTACGAGAAGAGCATTTAAAATGTGGATCTGGATGCAAACGAGTACCTTGGTTGTTTAGACCAATCTTACGAGCCATTGCACCAGAAGAACCTACATTGATTTTAGAAATGATTTGAGCTGTACGACCAGCTGAGGATTCAATAAAGTAATCCATCAAATCAATTACACCGCCATTAATATAACTATTATTAATAACGTGTGGGAATACACTACCATTACCATCTGGTTTAGTACCAATAGAAATAGCATATTCTTTAAGCTGACGAATATTAATACTTTCATTAGCTCTAAATGCATTAGTATAGATATGATCATACCCTAGAATATCTTTAGACTTCAATACATAATCACGTACTTTACCAATACATTCCATACCATATTCATTAGCTTTCTGTAAGTCTACTTTAGACATATCAGGATGTAATAAATTATAGTATTCTGGAATTGCATTCATCATCAATACATCATCTTGTAGATTGATGCTGTTTACAAATAAGTCTGCAAACTCATCAACTCTAGCAATGTAATATAATGCATCTGCAATCATATTATTCTTAGTCAAGAAATCAATATCTTCAATATGGACTTTGATAAAGAATTCATCAATGTAATTCTTAATAGTCTTAGCAGTGATTTCTCGTTTAAAGAAAATATGTTTTGGTTCAATCTCATCATCACTCTTGATAATAAGAGACCATAATATTAGGTTAAGCCAATAGTCTGGAATAGTTAGACCAACTTCATGACCACCAATAATTAAATTGATCTTAGCCTTAGATAGGCTAGGATCGTCTATACCATCTCGTAATATACAGTGAATTGCATCGAAATGGTTAGACCAATTCTCCTTCTTAATTTGTTGATTTACATCTACTGTCATTTCTCCTTTGCTTTTAACGAACTCATTGTAAATCCAATAGTTTTCATAATTGACGATAGTATCAAACATCGAGAACCTCCTGTGATATTACATCAAATATATTATTCTACTACTATAATATATATTCATATGTAAAATTCACTGTAATAAATAAAACCGGTATAGGATCTTTAAGACCCTATACCGAGAGGTTTTATTATTTTTTTGGAGTTGGTAAATGTTTAGAAGATTTAGCAGTTTTGATGTACTCAACTTGAGATTTGCGAGCTACACGAACTGCTTGGTTATTGTATTTTTGAACGATCTTTTTGATCAAAGCACGTTCAATTACACGGTTTTTAACCAATTTAGTCCAGA